AATATATACATACAGTAAATATTTAGGAGCAGAAATGACAAGTTATTTAGACCCAATTGTTGACAAGATTGTTGTTGCACGAGTTGGATTGCTGTTACGCCATCCGTTCTTTGGTAACATGGCTACCCGGCTTAGAATTGAAGATGCTACCGCTTGGTGTGCTACTGCTGCCACCGACGGACGTCACTTGTATTACAACCGAGACTTCTTCGAAGATCTAACTGTTAAGCAGGTTGAGTTTGTTGTTGCACACGAAATCCTGCATAATGTGTTTGAGCATATGCTTCGTGTAGAAGGCCGTGATCGCAAAGTTTGGAACATTGCCGCTGACTACACTGTTAATGGCACATTGGTACGTGATCGTATTGGTGAAGTTCCTCCAAAGATTAAAATCTTCCATGACCCAAAACACTACGGCAAAAGTTCAGAACAAGTGTACGATGAAATTTTTGGTGAGATGGATGACCAAGAATTAGATGCACTTGGAGAATTGCTCGACGAGCACATTGATTGGGAGAAGGAAGGCAAAGGTCGTCCTGCATACTCAAAAGAAGAGCTCAAACAAATCCGTGATGAGATCAAAGAAGCTATGATGACTGCGGCGCAGGCTGCGGGTGCGGGAAATGTGCCGGCAGAGATCGGGCGTATGATCAAAGAGCTTACTGAGCCTAAGATGAACTGGCGTGAAATTTTACGTCAACAAATCCAAAGCACTATTAAAAGTGACTATACTTTTATGCGGCCAAATCGTAAGGGCTGGCACATGAGTGCAATTCTTCCGGGCACTAACTATGCCGAAACAATTGATATCTGTATTGCTATCGATATGTCAGGGTCAATTGGAGATGATCAAGCTAAAGACTTTATTAGCGAGATCAAAGGCATTATGGAAGAATACAAAGACTACAAAATTAAAGTGTGGTGCTTTGATACCAGAGTCTATAATGAACAAGACTTTGACGGATATAACGATGACATTATGGAATACCAAGTTAAAGGTGGTGGTGGTACTGACTTTGATGCTAACTGGACTTACATGAAAGAACACGACATTAACCCTAAGAAGTTTATCATGTTCACAGATGGATATCCCTGGAGCTCATGGGGTGATGAAAACTACTGTGATACAGTATTCATCATCCACGGTAACACTAGCATTGTACCACCCTTTGGAGCTCACGCTTACTATGAGTTTAGTGATAAAACTTGATCCTGATGCATTCAGCGCAGGGCAAATTCAAAGTAAGATTTGGGCGGCACGTGAATTAGAACCAGTAGTGGCTCAACTAAAAATTGAGCCGCTACGCATTGCCATCCTCGGTGGATGGTATGCTTTGTTGCATTTTATTTTGCAGTCAAGAGAACGTGTGGCTATTGAGTATTGTAGATCATATGATATCGATGCGAGTGTGTGCATGGATGCAAATTTGATTAATAACTCATGGGAAATAAATGATTGGCAGTTTAGATCATTCCCCCGAGATGCTAATAAAGCTACATATGACGATAACATTAATTTAGTAGTTAATACATCAACTGAGCACTTCGATAGTCAAGATTGGTTTGATCGTATTCCCAGCGGCACGCTATGTCTATTCCAAGGTAATGATCTGGACATTAAAGATCACACTCGACGTCCAACAGATTTAGATCACTTTAAGGCGTTATGGCCATTACAGAAAGAGCTATTTTCAGGATCAATGTATTTTGATTTTAAAGAAGATTCATATACAAGATACATGACAATTGGATTAAAATAATGGCATTAAAGAACGGCAAGGTTAACATCCTTAATACATTAGATTTGAGGAAAGTTAATTTTCCCTCACCGCATTTTCATTATGCACTATTATCAAAGTATACGCCTACCTATCATAAAACGATAGATACATGGATTTATCAACATCTTAATAGTCGTTACTATATAGGTCAAGCTGTTGATTTAGTGGACAATACTATTGTATTTGTCACTAAGATTGGGTTTGAACAAGAGAAAGAACTTAGTTTTTTCAAACTTGCTTGCCCACATTTAATCTAACTGCTAATTAATAAGCATATATAATTTATACAAGGAGGTCATTATGACTGAAGAAACAAACCAAGCAGTTGCTCCGGAAGCAGCCCCGCAGCAAGAAGGGGCAGAATTAACTATTACTGATTTGAACAACATGAAATCAATCATCGATGTTGCAAGTCAACGTGGCGCATTTAAACCAAACGAAATGGTATTAATTGGACAAACATATAATAAGTTATCTGCCTTCTTAGATACAGTAGCAAAAACAGCTAAGCCAGGAGTTTAATATGCAAACCTTAAAACATGTAGGTCGCATTAAGTCAACAGGGCGTAGATGCTTAGTAGTGTTTAGAACACTTCCAGGAGATGCATTTAGTTGTTTAGTCATCCAAACAGAAAGTCTCGATCCAAGCCAACACGATTCACTTATTAGTTTAGTTGAATCGAATGCTGCACAGGCAGCAAACGAGTTTAGCGAAGTATTAGCTCGAGCATTGTTTGGAGACGGTAGTACCATGTTGCCAAGTCTACATGCAAGAGGATTGTTAGCTAAGTTTCCAACTGATGCTATTGAGATGGTTCCAAACATGCAAGCTACAATTTTGCTGTCAGAATTGAATCAGGTTATTGCCCAACAAGCTGGTGTTAGTGTGCAAGATCTTGCTATTCGTCCTTCCGGCAAGGAAAATCTTGACGTGCAAGAATTAGCCAAGGTAAAAGACATTAGTCCAAAGACAGGAAATACTGAGCCACTAATGGAGCAGTATGATGCAGGTAAAACTACATCGGCAACAGTAAATGAAGATGGTATTTTAACCGACGACTTGTTGGCTAAAAAGTATCGCAGTGATGCGGATCGTCTAAGCAAGGAAGCTGCTCAACTCCGTCGTATGGCTGAAGAACTAGTGCCTACTAAGAAAAAAACTGCTATTGAAGAGTGACAAACGGAAAACCATTTCCTAAAGATGTCATTGAACATTGGCCCGAGGTATTTGGAGAGATTACATTAAATGTTGTACCTCTAAAATACCTCGACTCAATTACTGTTACATTTAAAAATGCAAAAGTATGGGAAATTCAAATAACTGCTAAACAGGCACAAGAAGATTGGGATTCGTTTGAAACAAATCTTAAAGAGATGCTTGCCTCGTATGAAAGCGAAATAGAAAATGTAGATTTTAAACTCGACACTGAGAGAGTTAAAAAAGACATGATCAAGAATACAAACAAATTTTTAAAGAAAAGAAAATTGAGATGAATGTTAAATTAATTAGTTACAGTCAACCCACACAAGAATTTGCCAAAATGGGTGTCGACAATGCCCAAGAACTAATTGCATATTGTGCCCGTGTTAGCAATCCTGCTAATCAACTTAACACAGAAACAAGCGAAAAACTTATTAAGTATTTGGTCAAGCACCAACATTGGTCACCACTTGAAATGGTATCTGCTTGTATTGAAATTACAACCACACGCGACATTGCTCGACAAATTTTACGTCATCGCAGTTTTAGTTTCCAAGAATTCAGCCAACGTTATGCTGATCCCACAAAGGATCTTGATTTTGTAACTCGAGAAGCAAGACTACAAGATCCTAAAAATAGACAAAATAGTGTTGCCACTGAAGATGAGCAACTTCAAGCAGAGTGGGAATTAATCCAACAGGCTGTCATTGGTGCTGCTAAAGAGGCCTACGGATGGGCTATCGAAAATGGTATTGCTAAAGAACAAGCTCGTGCTGTACTGCCCGAAGGCCTTACAGAGAGTCGTTTATACATGAATGGCACACTGCGTAGTTGGATTCACTTTATTGAATTACGCAGTGCAAACGGTACGCAAAAAGAACACCAAGAAGTAGCTGTTGCTTGTGCAAAAGCAATTGCCGAGATTTTTCCAATGGCTGCCGGTCTAGTTACTCAGGGCGTAGCGGCAATTTAACATTAAGTTTAAATTGTTTGTATAACCAGGACCAGTCATTAATTTTTGTTAATGCGTCCTGGTTTCCTTTATTCTCCGTACCGTATTGCATACCTAACACGGCTCCAGGAATAACATACTCCCCAAATCTTCTATCTAAACCTTTAGTGGTCCATGCTGTTAATCGATTAGCATTTTCTTCTTGATCTGATCTTGCAATAGCATTGCTGGCTAACTTGGCCGATTCACGGAATCCGCTGCGCCAGGCATTCCACGGACTAGATGCAAATCTATTAATACTTGCTACTTTAGGTACTATGGTAAGTTTATTACTAAGGCTAGTGGTAATGTCAACACCGTCTTTTGTTACGTCAAATAACATTTTAGGTAGCAATTTAATCGCACCATTGCCATACTCGAGATCGTTTATTTCGTTACGACTGTGCCAAATATGTACTAGATCAAATGCATAGTCTTCTACATAATAATCAAAGTCAAATGATTCTAATACTTCATTATCAGCATCTACTATCCAAAAATAATCACTTGTGGATTTCTTTGCAGCGTCTTTGTGACTCTTGTATATATTTTTCTGGCCAGCAATACGTTGAGCTTGAGGAAATCTAGAAGATAGT